TATGTGTCAACCTTTGAACCGTTGCCGGCTTTTGGGAATAACTTTTTCGCCATTCTGTGCAACGGTGAACCGAATCCGTAAATTGTTCCGATGTCGTCAGCGTTGCCGGAAGCCAAAACCAACTCGCCGTTTTTGGTTGTTTTTCCTGTTTGGGCTTGTCCCAAACAAACAATCAATTCGGGACGTAGGTTTGCCGCATTCTGTTGATTTTTTTGTTTGACAATTACGCTTGTTGCTGATGCAATAGCCGAAACGTCAAGTCCTTTTGTGATTGCCATTTTTTATTCTCCTTTTGTTGTTACAATGTGCCTAACATACGGGTCGATAAATTCTTCCCGAATATTTGCTTTTGTGTAAAATTCTTTGATTTCGGTTGTGTTAGCGTAATGAGTCGGTTCAGCGAAACCAACATTAAATTCAAACCTAGCACCAAGAACCGTTGCCGCCGTGTTGTCGAGTTCTGGCGTTGCCGTTCGTTTCCAACTCTTAATCGTGAATTGTTTTACAATCCCGTTGGTCGCTTCATAAATATTTGTCGCTTCCGAACATAGGATTTTGTAAAGTTGAGCCGTCAAATAGTTTAATCTATCCTCAGCATTTGAATCGGCAGTCCGATTTTCGTCATTACCGTTTAAGCCTGTTGCGTAATATTCAACAACAAGATTCGCCGTTGCTTCGTTTTCAAAAACATCTTGTTCGTCGGTCGGGTAAGTCGTTTCATCAAAATAAACAAAAACACACGGCATTTCTTCGACATTCGGAAAGCGAAACCTTTTAGGAAAAATCGTGAAATGGATTGTTTCGCCAATCCATTCGTCGGTTGCTCCACCTTTTTTGGCAAGTTCTTTTTGATTTTCTCTAACATCTCGCAAGTTGTTACAAATAAAATCTCGAACAAGCGTGAAATTCATTGGAGTTATTATTTCAGGAATCATTACATACCCCCCGACGGTTGTCTTTTGACAGTCATTCCACTTCCCGAAGTCGCCGAAGCTGAACACTTGATTAAATATGTTCCAAAAGTTCTGTCGGTCGCCACGTCTTCGATTTTGAAGTTTACTAATTCCCCGTTCATTTGTGGAAATTTGACACCAACGCTCCACGCTCTCGTCGGGATTAAATCAGTAAGTTTTTTCAAAGATTTTACATTGATTGTCAATTCAAACGAATCGCCGAAAAAACCAACTCCGTTTTCATTGAACGAAAGCCCGATAAAAGTTGAAAAACCTTGAAGATTAAAGCCCGAATGTGTTGAGGTTGGTTTTAATACGCAGTCCACGGCGAAACCGTTCCTGTCAATGAGAACGGTTTCTTTGTGAACTTCAAGCAATTCGTCTAAAATGCCCATTCACAACACCTCTTAAACGATATTGTGAATTGTTGCGAAACAATCTACATCAACCGGCACTAACAACGGGCGGGATTTTACGCCGTATTTTGTTGTTGCTGAACCGTCAACCAATACGTCGTAAGCGTAAGGAAGTTGTTGTTGTTTAACAAGTTGCAACTTGTTGCCACCGATTCCCGGAGTTGTTGGGGCGTTTACATTGTTGATTGCTCCATAGTATCTTTTGAAGTTTGGATTCATTGGAACAAGCAACGCACAACCGCTCGGAATGTAACCAAATTCTTCGCCCTCGTGTGCAAAGCCATAGCCTTTCGGAACAACATATTTTTCGTTATAACTCCAAATATTAACAAGATATGAACCAACTGAAATTCTGCCGTGGAACATACCACCCGGAGTCGCTTCAATCGGCATATTGATGTCAGTTCTTTTGATTCCTTCGTTCCAATTTGAATTTGCTTTAAAATCTTTGTTCTTTAATAAAGCATCTAAACTAGATTCTTCAAGGAACAAATTCCATTCAGCGGCAGAAAAATTACCGTCAGACAAACAAAGAGCAATCGCATTTTTGATTACTTCTGTTGGCTTGCCGTCGTCTGTATTCCATTTTTTATCAGAAACGGAAATACTGTGGGTTGATTTTTTGTTGTATTCAATTTTATTTCCACCACAAAGAGCAACTTTCCCATAGAACAACGCATCGGAAGCCTGTTTTTCTTCGGCACGACGTTGTTTGTCCGAAAAGATTTCTTGACCGTCGTTGATTGCCTTGATAATGTTTGCACTTTGTTCGTATTCAGTTTCGCCGAATTGAGCCTTGAAAACGTCCTCTTCGCTTAAATTTGCGATGTCGTTGTATTCAGGAACAACGAAATCTCTTTTGTCGTATTCGTCAAGGGAATTGTAACGACCACCTGTGCCAAGTTTCACGTCAACTGAATAATAATTTTTAACGCTACGACCTTGAATCTCAACTTTGATTCCGTCTAATTGTTTAACTTTGAACAAGTTTGAAAGCAACATTGACGGTTTTTGTCTTTTGTCGAAACCAACTTCCATAACCTTTTTAATTTTTTCTTTTGTTTTGTAGTACGTTTTTGGTTTGGATTTTTAGGGTTGCTTAATTAAGCAAGTGGAGTCGTTTCAGTCAATTCTTCAACTCCAAGCAAACGGAAGTTATTAACTTTCATTTCGTCAAGAACTTTTACGTCGCTTGCATCGGCTGATTTAACGAAAATCAAGCCCGCTTTATCAACCGCCCCGGAGTCAAACACTCTTACAAGGTCAATCGTTTCAGCCTGTGAATCTGATTCGTTTGCAATTGTTTGAGCCAAGATATAAAGAGGGGAAGTTGTAAATGCTTCAACGCCTGTTGAAGCCGCAACATTGTTGTCAGTTGAAAAGGCTGTCAATTTGCCGGCTTTATTTCTTCCCAAAACGGTTCCAACTTTATAAGTTGTATTTGCGGGAACTAAAACGCTTGCATCAGCGTAAACGCCCTCGTGAAATATTCTTGAATTGTCAATATGTGTCATTTTTGTATCTCCTTAAATTTCAAAAATTTGTGCAACAAAAAGACGGGCGAAAAACACCCGTCAATACTTAGATAACTGTTTATTATTAGGGATAGAGTTTTATTTTTCTACTTCAAAACCCATAGCCATCATTAAAGCGTTACAATCATTGTCTTTTGCTTCTTTTAACGCTTTTGCCTTTTCCTCTTCGGTTTGAGGTTTTGATTCGCTACCATTGTTTTCGGGTTCGTGCGTTTCGGCTTTTGGGTCGATTTTTGGTGGGTTGCCTTGTTCCATTTCTGCAACTTCTTTTCCTTTAATTCTTGCTTCAAGAATTGCCGCTTGAAAATCATCGTCGGCGATACCTACGCCGTCCTCAATCGCTTTTGCGACTGCTTTTGGAGCAATCTCATTAAATTTCATTAGAGCCGCAACTCTTTTTCTTTCAGCGTTGCAACCCTCCGCCTTTGCTTCGTCGTAGATTGCGGCGTTTTGTGTTTTCAATTCTTCTAAACTTTTAACCATTTTTGTTTCTCCTTTTGGTTCTTCTACTTTTCCATTTTTTGGCTCAACGGTTGAGCCGTTGAATTGTTGCGGTGAAATCAACGCCGCCACTTTGTCTAATTCGTTACCGAATTTCAACTTGTCAATTTTTGCTTGGGCATCTTCGATTCTTTTTCGGAAAGCCGCAATTTTTAAATCCGGCGTTTCGTTTAAATCAGAACCACCGCTCAGCGTTCCGTCTGAATCGTTGTTCGAATTTTCATCGAGAACTTTTCCGAGTTTTTTCAAATTGTCGCCCATAAACCACGTTTCCTCGTCCATTAAGGCACGAATTTCAGATTCTTCAAAAAGCCCCTTGCGAACAAACGCTTTGCCGTAAAGTTCCGACATTTGTTTTAAAATTTTACCCTCTTTTTCCATAACCCTATAATCACCAACGGCAGTCCCCCAAGGGTTATGAGCAACTGCGATTGCGTTCGGTTCGAACTCGATTTCGCCGTCGCCGAACATCGCTATATATAGAGCCATTGAAGAACAATCGCCGACAACGTGCATTTTACAGTTGCCCCGATTGTAATTTTTTATAGCGTTTGCGATTGAAATTCCTTGGGACACCGAACCACCCGGCGAATCAATTTCAAATTCAATGTCGCCCGACAAAGAAGAAATCTTATTCGCCATTTCGATTCCGTCAAAATCCCAACCGATAACGCCTTTAAGTTTTACTGCCATTTTTTAAACTCCTATCTTTTAAAGCCGCAACCTTGGCAAACGCCGTCAACAACTTTTGAGCCGCAAATATGACAAATTCCGTTTATTGCTTTTTTCGGTTTTTCTTCAACAACGATTTTTTCGCCCGGAATTGGTTCGTCTTTTTTTGCTTTGAGAGCCATTGTTTGAGTTGAATCCACCTTGCTTCCGTTAAGAGTAACTGAAACAAGTTCGGCTTGTTTTTCGGCTTCTTGAACTGTAATTTCTTCGGCGTTTTGTGGCAATTCGTCGGTTTTACCGTTCAAAAAATCTTTTGCTTCGTCGTCCAAGTCGTCGGGAAGTTCCTCGTCCGTTTGTTGTTCAGGTTCGGTTTGTTCGCCGTCGCCTTGTTCGTCGCCTTGCTCCTCGGTTTGTTGTTCACCGTTGCCGTTTTGCTCTTCCGTTTGAGGTGGAGTTTGTTCGGTTTGAGGATTATCGCCTTTTTGGGCTTTCTTTTCCTCAATTTTGTTTTTTAAAGTTTCAACGCCCCAACCTGTCAAAATGCCGTGAATACCAAGCGACATCGCTTCGCTAATAAGGGCTTTTTGTTCCTCTTCGGGTAATTCTGAAACCTTGATTTTCTTTTCATTTGTCATTTTACTTTCTCCTTGTAATTTCTTTTTTGTCAATTTCTGTGTCGTCGTCATTTGAACCACCACCGTCGGGGGCGAACAATGTTTCAAAATTCAAACCGGCTTTTTTGATTTTTTCCTCTTCGATTTTTCTACGTTCGATAATAGTATCGAAATCCGTCATAATTCCCAAATCTTCCAAAGCCTGTTCAAAGGTTATCAACCCACCTTTTAATTTTGAAAGAACGGCGTTTACTTCCTTGACTTCGTCAATATGAGGAATTTTCACGCCGACAAACTTCGCTTTCGTGTATGCGTTATCCAAATAACCGTCGTCGTTTTTGAGTTGTAAATATCTCGGAGCATCGATGTTATTTTTCAAGCATTCGAGTTCAAACATTTGTTCGTAAACGGGTTGATAAAAATAATCAACGATTGTAAATTGACGGTTGTTCAAAAGAATAACTTCGAACATTTTCAACGCCGCTCTCGAAGCCGAGAAATTATTCGAGAATTGCATTGTTGCAACCTCAAAAGGAACGCCCGACGAAGCACAATTATATTTCATTGAACCGTCGAGAAATTGAGTGTAATTCACGTTTGGACGTTTTGTATCGAAAGAGTTAAGTTTTTGACCTCTTGGCATGTGAATAAACAAGCCCGAAGCAATTCTTTTTAAAGAATTTTTAAATCTTTCAACTGCCCCCGGAGTTGTATCGTTTGAAACCTCTCCTCCGATTCCTTGGTTTTCAATCAACCTTGAAATCCCCGGAATATTTTTAATCGGATTAACACCCGAAGATTCTTTCCAATCAAACGGGCGAATTTTGCTTTTGTTTTTGCCGCCATAACCTCGGCGTTTGAATATTGACCGATTTTGTGGAGTTTTTGCATAATTGCTCCAAGAATCGAATAAGCCCTTGTTGAGTTCAATCTCTTAATCCCACAAGGAACAAGCCAAGCAATTAAACGCCCTTTGTTATCTCTTGCGACAACTCGGTTTTCTTTTCCGTCTTTATCAACTACATAATAAGCGATGGGGGTTTCGTTTTTGTCAATTTCCACGCCGTCAATGATTGCGGTTTTGTCGGATCCTGTCACGAGATAGGAGTTGTATGACACGCCGTAGGGC